TCTTTTTTCTAGTTCTTGGGCGTTAGAAACGAAGAAATGAGCCGTATCTCTATCCATTATCCACCATTGAGAGGCGAGGGCGAAATTAGCTTTGCTGAAGCCTTTTACAGTTTTGAAATGAGAGCGCATCCAACGGAATTCTAAGTTCTCACGTGCGTTTTCAATCGAGAAAGCAGGGAGCTTCATCGATTGTAGGATATCAATTGTTTTTGTGATATTGTAGAGAGGGCAGTGAGATTCGCTTAGGAGAACGAAAATTTTATTGTTCTTATTCTTAAAAGCTTCTTCTAACAGAGCGTTCGTTGCCTTAACTAGAGACAGCTCACTCCAGTCTGTTTCAAAGTGTTTTTCAATTACCCTATTGTCAATCCAGGGAATGAAAGATTTTTCTTTTTGGTGGACATAGAGATTCCACCGTTCGTCTGATTCGTCAAAGAATTTTCTCCACAAGTTAGGCTTAGTAAACCCACTCGAAGTTAGTAGCAAGAAAGCAACGGAATCCATTTTGTCATATCTACACAACCGACATCTTTGCCTCCTACCTTAAGGTCGTCAATGCCGAGTCTTTTTAAGAATCTTAAGTACAAATTTTGTTGGTCTCTTTTAATGAGATCGAAGACTGCGTATTTCACCCCTAGTTCCCTAGAGGCATAAGCCGCTCCTATACGAGTAAATTCTAACGTAGCGAAAGGGTCGTCTTTTGAAAAAAACATATACTCTACGTAAATAGAAGGAGTATCTCTGAAAGAAGTCATTCTAAACGGCATAAACCAAAATTCTTTATTGCCTAGTTCGTCAACAACATCGACTACAACTGTTTTTGTTCTACCGTCATTTTTGAGAGAAGAATCTATAGGGTCGGTAACAGCTGTAATTTTTTGCCGAAGAGAAAGGTTCTGGAGGCTTAATTCCATTTTTGAAAACCTATCTATTACAATGGCTTTCATCTTTTCTCCTGCGACAGGGTCGTCTAAGAAATGAATAGAGGTAACATTATATTTCCCTTTCACAGCAAAAGACATTATATACTTTCTAAAAAAAAGCGAGAACAAATTTGCGATTTTGTAGTCTATATAGTATCACCACCTAATATATCTTAGCGAGGTGGTCGCCAACAACAACACAAAATGCACAACATGAACAGACTAGAGAAAGAAGCTTGTGACGAAATTTGGGAAGCCATTCGCTTAATTAGTCAAGCTTATGGACGCCTAGACGATATTGTCGAGAAAGCTGAGGAAGACGGCATTGATTCTTGCGAACTCTTTGTATCTGTGGAAGATCTAAGAGATGAGATTGGATGCCTCTTTGAAGACTCGATTGCCGAGTTAGAAGAAGACCTTCGAGACGCTTTATACGACGAAAGCTTCTGATTGTGGACTCACCCTCTAGGAAAATTTCTTAGGGGGTGTTTTTTTCTTGAGTGCCTCTCTGTAAAAAGTGTACCGTGTGTAAGACTATTAGAGATGGCGATTCAAAGATATGTACCAGAAACTGTAGGAGACGACCCCTCCGAGTTCCTACAGGGGTATCACGACAATTTTACGGAGTTGATGTCCTTTGAGCCGTCGGCGATTATTACTCTGTACACTTTGTCCTACGGAGAAACAACTTATAGATTCTTTCCTGGAAACGTCGAACAGGCAAAAGATGGCAAGCTAACAGGCTTTCCCTTCTCGAAAGAGCTTATTTACGATGGGGAATATTACTTCCCTATTCCTTGCGAAGACGAAGGATTTGAAGCGAGTATTGGCAACAAATTCCCCAGACCTAAATTCCGAATTTCTAACGTCGTCAACAAATTCAGAAATCCCAACGAAGGAGAAGAAGGAACAGGGTATCTTTCCTACCACCGATTTATCTCTACAATCATGCGCTCCTATAACGACTTGAAGGACGCACGACTTAGAAGAAAGAGAGTCTTTTTGCGATTCCTTGACGGAGAGAATTTTGCAGGAGGAGAAAACCCATTCGGCATCCCAAACCCATTTGCTCTCATTGAAGACTCTGCGTGGGTTATTTATCAGAAGACGTCAGAAAACAAGTACTATGTAGAGTTCGAGCTTTCCTCTGTATTCGACGTAGAAACAGCATACACTCCTGCTAGAAGATTGTCTTGCAAGTTTTGCTCGTTCGATTATCGAGGCGATGGTTGTAGGTACTCTGGATTACCGATTTCAGACAAAAACGGAGATTGGTTTCAGTATAAAAATTCTAAATCGAAAACCTACTACGATGTAAAACTAAGAGTTTCTAGCCCTGTTGCTATCCTAGAATACGATCCGACTTCTTCCTATAAGATCGGAGATTGCTGTTACGTATCATCAGAGAAGACTTATTGCGAGACTCTGACTAATAGCGAGCCAGAATACGTAATTGATGGAGCAAACACCGATATGGTTGCGCTAAGGACTTACTATGTTTGCATCAAAGCGAACAACGCTTTAAACGTTAGAGAGCCAGGAAAGAACACAGATTATTGGCTTACTGACTGTTGCGGAAAAACGTTAGACGATTGTAGAAAAAGATTCGGGAACACAGAAGCAGAACTATATTCTGACAAGCAAATCAATTACCCCTTGCCTTTTGGTGGATTCCCAGGTATTAACGGAACTAAATACGCATAATGAAGATCTTTAGTTTTTGCGATACGATAGAAGAGGCTTTGGCTGAAGTAAAAGACTTTTGCAAAGATTTGGCGGTTTTAGAAAGTTGTGGGTTCTTAGGATACTCTCCTAAAGAAAAAGCTTTTGTCATGGCAGGATGCGACAACAAAAGCGACAAGCCAGAGGAGAGCTTTCTCATCAACCCTTACGACCATATCGAGTTTATCTCGAAGTATAAAATTATTGCTATTTTCCATAGCCACCCTCAAACAGAAGAGCCTTCAGATAACGACAGAGCAGCTTGTAAAAACAGTTGCTTGCCGTTCTTGATTTACGGCGTTCATTCCGACGATTTTTCCCTTCTTGCTCCTAAAACTGTAGACAAGAAGTACATTTATCTAAAAGGATTAAAAGAACTAAAAGAACATTTAAGTAAATGATTATTGAGATAGATGGAATGCTTGGCAAAGAATTTGGGGACCAAGAGACGCATTTTCACGAAGCAAAAGACATTCTAAAAGAGCTTTGCTCTAAACTAAGAGGATTTAAGGAAACTGTAATTACCTTGTCTGAAAAAGGCATGGACTATATCTTAGTTAAGGATAAAGGGAAATACAAAATTCTACCTATACTTTGTGGTGCAAAGAGTTTCTGGAGTAAATTTTTCACAATTCTAGGCGTAGTAGCTTTAGCTGTGAGTGTTGCAGGGATAATTGCTGATACGGCAATTCTTGGCGTTACCTCTGGAACATGGGGGCTTATTGGTGCGTCTCTCTTGACTATTGGGTCGTTGCTAGCAAAACCAAGTGCGCAAAGCGTTGATACAAGTTCTCCTACCTCTGCAGGTTCTGCGTCAACAAATTTGGGAGGAGAAAACCCAGATGCTAACGGCACACCTATTCCTATTGGGTATGGGAAGTGCTTAGTTTCTCCTGTGTCTATCTTTCAATGCCTTGATTCTATTAGAGGTAACGCTGATATTACTTCGCACCTTAACCTTTCTGGTAGATGAAGCATTTTGAATTTAAATCTCTTATTCGAGGAAGCAAGGGTAAAGGTGGCAGTAGTGGTACTGTTGACCCTGCTTATTTGACGCCTCCTAGCGTTACTTCTGGAGACGCAATTATCAACAATATGACGTTCCAGTCTCTGGACCTCATATCCGAAGGACCTATTCAAGGATTTGTCGACGAGCAAGGATATCAGACTTACGTGTCAGATGGCTCTTTTTTCAAGTCTGTTTATTTGGATGAAAGCCCGATTAGAAACGGCAATGGCAGCTACAATTACCAACGAGTAAAAGCCGATGCTAGGTTAGGGTATTCCGATCAGTCGTATATTTCTACGATTAACCGTCCGTCGATGGAATATTCTATTAGCAAGACCTTATATGGACCTTATGTCTATAACACAGGAGAAAACTTAGCGAAATACGGCAAAAGCTCTGTAGACAACCGTCCTGCTGTAAAACTTGCTAACTCTACATCAAAGGGGACTAACTATTCTTATTGGGCGGACGAATCCGTTTCTCATTCTGGATTAGAGGCCCTTTGGGAAACATATACAATTAAAGACAAGAGTTGTAGATATTTTTCATTCACTCTTGGCGTTAGTTCTCTTTATGATACGGCGTGCGTAGATACAGAACACGGTTACCAGGATGGGCCTGTTTTTGAAACAGACTGGTGGTCTGGGAAGTTACACGTAACATCCAGCGATTCTGTTTACAAAGCAGGTGAAACTTACGGGACTATTGTAGAATTTACGGTTGAATGGGGAAGATTAACTACAAGTGGCGTTGAACAACTCCGAGGCTCTAAGAATTTTACTATTTGGGGGTATGCTCAATCGACATCTTACATCGACTTCGGCTTAAACAACTACAACACGAATCCAAGTAAAACGTTCTATGGTGTTTTACAAGGGAACATGCAGACGTTTGATTTCCCTAGTGGATGGGATGGGAGCGATACTGAATACAAATTTATCCGATTCAAGAGAAAGACGCCAGAAACTTATTCAACGCTCATCAAGAGAAACATTGGTATTTCTAAGGTTACAGAGTACACGCCTGTTTTCGTCAAGTATCCGTTGTGTGCATTAGGAGCTATCAAGGGCGACTCTAAGATTTTCACTCAAGTACCTAAGAGAAACTACCACGTTCGGTTGATGAAGGTGTTTACACCTAACAATTATCGACCTCTTATCACCTCTGGGGGCAAGATCTACGACAGAAGACGATATAAGGTAGCAGCGAACAAACCAAAGACAATTGAAACTCTGACGGTCTATAAAGACACGTGGGATTACAAGACTCTCATCAAGCAATGGACGGACAACCCAGTTTGGATTGCGCTTGACTTGCTTACTAGCCCTCGATACGGGCTAGGGGCTTACATTACGATGGAAGACATTGACATGTTCTCATTCTACGAAGCGGCTAGGTATTGTGACGACGTAGATGATGATGGACTGTTCGTAGGAGCTTCTGATGGATACGGAGGGCTAGAGCCTTTGTATCATTGCTCTGTTCATATCAAGGAGCGCATGAACACATTGGAAGTTTTGAATTCAGTGCTCAGCTTGTTTGACGGCTCTCTTTACTGGGAGAGTGGGAAGATTTCCATTACCTACACAGCTGCCGCCTCACGAGTTCGAGCGATGTTCAACAATCGAAACGTCATTGACGGCGTATTTTCCTATACATCAACCAAGCGAGATTCTCGATTCAACGTCGTTGAAGTTACCTATCAGGACCAGACAGACTTATATAGAACTTCTATCGAGTACCGAACAAACGAACAAGACGTCAAGCAAAATGGTCCGATTAAAAATGCGATGAATGCTTGGGGCTGTACGTCTAAAGGAATGGCGAGACGTATTGGAGATAGGTACTTAACGGCGAACAACCGAGATATTCAATCTGTATCTTTTGCGGTTGGCTACGAAGGCTTATTGTTGCAACTCAACGACATCATTGTCATTGACGATGACTTAATGAATCTTACTGACAACTACGGTAGGTTGGTGAATGTAGAATACGTCGAAGACTTGATTAGACCAGGGAATCCAGACGCCTACGAAGATGAAGACAAGGAAGACATCTACGACAAGTATTGCGTGCTAACAGTAGATACAGTCATCGACAACGAGAGATACGACGAAATTCTCAACATCTCAGTCTACCGCTCTAACCCTAACATTAAGAAAACAAGCGCAGGGGCATTCAGCCCTGAAACGATTTATTCTTATACAATTTCAAAGTGGTGGGTTGACGAAGAGAAGGGATACACCTACTTCAAAATCGACAAGAAGTACATCGGCGAAGAAGTGGGAGGGTTTATGATAGGCACAACCGTCTCTATCCAGACAAAGGATTACGCCTCACAAATCTTCCGTATTGCCACTGTAACCGACAACAACAACGGTACGTTTAACATTACAGCTACATACGTTTCTCACGAGGAATACGCAGAGATTGCCGAGAAGCTTGCTAACCACTATTTGACAGTTGCAGAACTAAACGGATTGCCTATCATTTCCAACAATGGTTCTATTCTGAATCCAGACGCTGATGACGAAGAAGACTATTCCGACGCACGAATGGAACAAATTAACAGCGAATACGACAAGATGATGGGTATTCTCAAAGCTCCTGACAAATTTGATGTAACTGGATACATCGACGACACTCGACCTGTTAATGGGGTCTACATGGGAGATCTTTTCTTAAATTGGGAACTTGTAGATAACGCTTCTGGATATCAGATCAAGGTAAAGAATTCATCAAACAAGGTTGTTTATAATGCTACTGTAGATGACCCAGTTGGTTCTGCTAATTCTCGACTTGAAAGTGCTACTTCGGATTACAATGCAGCGAAAGCGGCTTTGGATGCCTTTTACGAAGAGAATCCAAGATACAAAGTCTAAAGACATCCTCAACAAATACAAATAAAACAAATGAGTATTTCATCTAACATTCTTAATTCTGCTTTAGCGGCTACAAGCAAATACGACAAATTGACTCTTCTCGAACAAGCTGTGGAAGAAGCGAGAGCAGAGCTTCAAGAAGCAACTAGTGAATATCAAGCGGTTAAGGACACAGAGAGTTCGTCCTTGACTATTGAGCTATCCTCTGATTTGTATAGCGTTTCAATTTGGACGGTGAACGCAGGGAATTTACCTAGCCGTTACCCAAATACGGTTCAATACTATTTGGTCGATGAAGGCTTAAAACTTAGAAGTCCAGAAATTACAGATATTACTGTAGAAGGAAATTAAAATGGCTGACGAAGAAGAAGTAACAGAAATAACGCTTGGTAGTTCCGCAGAAATCGGAAGCCTTAAAGTGTTCAGCTATTCTATAAGCGGAAGACCTTGTATTTATATTGAAGGAGAAGATAGAGCGCACAACATCTTAACTTCCCAAGGCGACTATCAAACTTCTGTTTTTCAGCCGTTTCTTCAGATTTGGCGAGGGTATGGTACAGAAGAGGGGCAATACGACAAAACTGCCTACTATCTTCTGGACGAGTATAGGACAAACCCCATATATGAATTCGATGCAGAGCTGAATGTTAGAAAGTATAGGTTTTTGATTCGCCTATACGACAAAATGCCGTTGGAAGACGAGTATACGAATTTTGACCAAGCAATTGTAGATGTAACGATTTCTGCTCCTTTCTTTCAATACGTCGCTGTCCAAGACTGTAGAGAAAGAGCTAGTGATTCAGACTCTCCTGAAGAGTACGAATTTGAGTCTATTGAAGGAAAAGCTTCTGTTTTCGCCTACATGAAGGCAGGTACTAGCATTGAAAGAATTGAAGTATATGCTTCTACTGAAGGTGAAGACTTCGAGCCAAGTGCGGACAATTATATTAAGACGATCTACCCTAACGCCAACGAGTACAACTTAGGACAATCGTATAATAAAGTACAGTTCGATATTACCAACGAAATCGAGTGGTACCAAGATTATTATATCAAGCTTATCCCTTATGATAATATTGGGCCAGGTGCTACATATACTACGTATGGTTATATTTGCGGATCTACAGGAGGAGATTCCTGCTTGATGGTAAAATGTATTGACTTTATTGTTGACGAAGGATACGGAGGAGGAACTTCGTACATCGAAGAGAATACGGTCTTTTACAAGTACGTTAATGAGTGTCCATACCCGATAGATTCTTTCTATACGACAGACTGGAATACAGCTTATTACGAACTATCTGCGTCCTCTTATTATGGGACGTATTATAGAGAGTACATGTTCGTAGCAAACCCTTATGGGGATTATGCAGAGAGTTCGGTTGGGGGAACTCACCTCGAAGTTTTTAACTCTGTGTTGGACATGAATGTTAGGCACTACATCATTGGCAAGGCAGCGGCTTTGGTAATTGATGTGAATGGTCCAGAATACGCAGACACTAGACGAGAGATAGAATTCGACGCTTGCGATTGGGGTACTGTGCAAAACACAATCCAAGAATATAATTGCCAGGAAAAGAAAGACTCAGATAAAGAAAAGGCAAAAGAGTATTACCTACAATATTTAGAAGATTGGGATAATGGGCGAAAGAGTTTGATTCAAGTCTGGTTCAATATTGGCAACAAAGATATTTTCCAAGCTTATTCAGAGATAACAGCGTTTTCTATCTATTCTATCTATAACGAAGAAGGCCTGAACGCCTTAAAAGATACTCGAATAGCTATTGGTTATCAGTGGCAGAGCGCAAACGGAGAGTATGTTTTTATTCCTCTCATTTTTTCAGAGCCAGTAGAACAAAGATTCTCCGAAGAGTACGACACGTCAGAATATAACAGCACTTACAAGGATATCATCCCAACGAGAAGAATTGTAGAGAATAGATATACGTTCTCTCAGTACCCAGAAAACTTCTTCGGAGAGGACAATGCAGATAAGCAGGTTGTTTTCAGAAAGACTGTTGTTTCTGGGCAAGGAGGACTTTCTTCTGAGTATTTTTCTAAAGTTACAAAGGATAGGTATTACGTTTATTTCTATAGAGCAAAGCCAGCAGAGGATGGAAGTTATGTTCGTTTAGCGGAAGAGCCGAAATTCTGGTATGGTCTAATGGCTAATACTACTACTTACTCTAATATAACAAACACTGCTACATATCCTACCACAAACAAAGAGAATTTGTTATACGGAAGGTTTAAGTTCTTTTACGAGTCTTCCTTTACAGGAGAAATTTCCGAAAGAATTTTCAATATGCCTATTGCGAGTTCTATAGAAGCGACAACACAAGGCCAAGTTTGTACGACATATGCTTTTCCTGCACGAGGGGTTAGGCAACCTCAATATTCTTACAAGTCAAAATACGAGGGGGAATTACTAGACGCTGAAAAAACGGAATACATCTTCGATTATGGGTGGCTCATGATTGGGGACGTTAATGGAGAAGACGTCTCAAAAATCAAGACAATGAGCTTTATTGTTCCTAACGAAGAAATCCAAGGCGATATTGTAGCGAGAAGAGTTAGATTGGAATTTCACTACCGATCGGATGATTATGAAACTTGCTATTGGAGTACTTCTGGAGAGGCTCAAGAGGATACCTATGAAGTAGATGGTATTACGTATTATGGGGTAAAATTCTCAAGCATTGATATTCCCTACTACAAAGATTCTAAAACAGGGTGGAAGGTCTATGCTATCGAGCAGGATGATACAATCTTGCCAAGGAGTTTCCCTGTTTGCGTTTCCAACGGAATCATTACTGTAAAGCATGTTTACAACAACAGTAACCACAGGTACACGAAAGACTATAACGACAAAAAGAAAGAAATGCTTCAAAACGGTTCTGCAATAGATGAGATCGTGAAACTTACTTATAGCTATCCAGATTTGCCTCCGAGCGAGCCAGAGCATACACGGAATCTTCTTATTGTAGGTGAGTGGTTTGGGCTGTTTTCTACAAACGAATCAAAAGAGTGCAATATCACGTACAACAAGAGAAAATACGGCGTTACAAGACCGATTGTTACAGATTGCTTCTTTAACGCCAACCGAGTTGGTATGTACATGGAACTTGAGCCTTACTGGACGTTTGATAACCCTGTTAAGGTGAAGGGATTCCGCAAGACTTACTAACAAAGAAAAACCGCTAGGTTGCCCTAGCGGTTTTTTCTTTTTCTTTGGTTATTCCTCATAGAGAGGCAGACGCCACCACAATCCCAGATTCTGTTCATCTTAGCTCTTGAAGATCGGCGGAGGCGTTTGTTAGCGAACGCTTGAGAATACCGCTTATTGTCGATGGTATAGAAGAATTCAGGGTGAGACGGAGGCTTCATCGAAAAGCCAGCAGAGGCAAGCTCTTTACCATTATCCCACCGACGATTCAAGCGAGCATAGACATCACCCTTGTAGCGACGGAAGAATTCATCCATGATAACCTTCCAGCAATCTTTGATATCAAAGTTAGGCAAATGACAATACCGCTCTAAAATCCATTCTGAGGGCACAGATTGCGTCTTCTCGTGCTTAGAGAACGTCATTAGGGCAATTAGTCTATCTCCGTCATAAAGGCCCATTCTGACGTAACTAGGAGACGGTCCTTCGAGATGATACCGCTTTAGGAATTTTTTAGCATCGGCAGTGAGGACAAGTTTGACAGTACAGAGGTTCGCATCAATGACATGTTCGTTACGTCCGAGAACGTCCTTCAGCATAGCAGTGACGATAGAACGTTTATTACGCCACTCATCCTCGAAGATATGGATAAGGCGAACTCCGTGGGATTCAGCATCCTTCGTTTTAGAAACGTGGTAAAACTTATCCTTGCCACGTTCTTCGGTATGCCAGTAGAGACCGTCACATTCAATGCCAAGCTTCTTATTGGGGATGTAGATATCGATTTCTCTATCACCAAGAATTCTCTTAGTATTGGGGACAATGGTAAAGTCCAACGTAGCGATATACTCAATGACTTCCTTCTCAAATTGAGAATTGGTAGAGCTATGGCACTTAGGGCAAGTAAGGAATTTGTCTAATTGGGTAGACAGCACCGAGAACGTTTCATCACAAGAGAGGCAGTGGATTTTGAATTTCTCACGGCAAGCCTTGCCCTTGTACTCCTCCTTCGTAAAAAGAGGCTCTAAACCATTAGCGTGAAGTCTTTCAGCCAAACGGTTATAACTATTAGCCAGAGCAGCAGGACGCCTTTTCCCACGGTAGATTTCAGACTTGCGCCAACAAGCTTTGCAACAGTAGTCGCTTGTTGTTTTTACCACCTTCGAGTAAGGAATGAAATTTCCACAGGTGAGGCATCTTCTCAACTCAATACCCTTGATACAGCTATGAAACCACTTAAACGGCGATTCATAAGCTTTATTGCTATAGAACTTAGACCTACAAAATTTCCTAAGTCTCTTATCTCTTTTAAAGCACTCTCGGAGTTCAGCTAATGATAGACCAGCATAATATTCTTTGAGGCTTTCTACAGTGAGGTTTTTATCTTCGGGGAAGAGAGGTCTGGGGTTCCAGCGGTTGGACATAAATTAGTTTTTGGAATCTTCTTTAGCTTCTTGAAGAGCGGAGAGTTTTTCCACAGAGAGGATTCTGTAAATTTTACTTGGTACTTTAGTCATAGCATCAACATCTTCAGAAGACAAGATAGTTTTGCGAAGATAATGAATACAAATGAAACCTATAGTAATTCCTTCTTCCGAATTTATAGGTAGAGTGTAAACAGTTTCAGTACCACTGTTAGCAAGTATTTGAGTGAGATAGGGGTCGTATTCTTCGCTATCAATATCCGATTGAAAAATGTAAGGTTCGGTAGGAGAGCCAACCTTCCAACGACGGAAAATGACATAGGGAAGATTTAAAAACCAAGGGGAAACACTACAAACGCCTTGGTCTAACGATTCAAAAGCGCAGGATACTTTTAACAGGTGGTTGCCATTCGCAAAAACCTCCCCATTATGGTAAAGAAAAACAAGCACCCTATCTGCGCTAAAGCGTTGTCTTGTATCTGCAAGGAAAGTTTGGATGATTCTATTTTTGCTTATTGTATCTCCAACAGTTTTTTGGCTTTTTTTAACACAATTTTCATTGACAGGTTCTTGTTTTTTATCCACTCTTTTCAAGAAGTGATAACCTGTTCCACCGACGCAAGCGGCAGCGATATAGCCAACAAGATTGGTTATCGAGATAATCGAGTCGTGAACGTTGGAGTCCGCCAGTAAATCTATAAATTCTAACATTTTATAACCTCACCGCATAAAGATTTAACAATGGGGACAGTTTTTTCTATTATTTACACCGAGGATGAACGGTTACCGTGGTTCTCGGCAGAATCTTTTAGAACAAAGGTAGAAAAGCACGTCAGAGAAGTGTATCCAGGTAGAGACGTAGAATTTGAAGTGCTACCTAAAAGCAAAGGTACACAAGAATCATTCAATGCTCTGAAATTCCGCCACACAAACAAACAAGGCGTGGCTCTCATAGATACGGATTTTCGCTTTGTGACGTTCGATGGTTGGGCATTGTGCATTGAGAAATTCATGCAAGGCTTTTCAGTAGACCTACCATTCTTCAAGGCGGTACAACAGAACAGCAAAGCAAAAGCATTCCTAGACGACCAGTTCGACTGCTTAGAAAAGAGCGTGGACTTCTCCTTACTCAAAGACGAGTCATTGGAAATGCTACGCAAGCGAGGGAATGCCGAAGGCAAGTTGTACATTTACGAATTTTTCTTCACGTGGGAATACCCCTACTACAGAAAAGTTAGGTCTACAGAAATTATTGCCAAGGGATATACGGAAGTCCGTAGAATCTACTGGATGGAAAATCCACGGATGAGAGAAATCTTGACTAACGAACTCAAGAAAGAGTTGGCAGAGTTCGCCTTGGCAGATGCACGAGAGTCTACAGATACAACAAACTTCAAGACTCTCATCATATTCAGAAGCCTAGGGGCAGACGCTCAAGAGGTAGAGATCGACTTGAGCAACAGAGGTTCTCTCATTTGCCGAGAAGCATGGGGAGAAGCGGTATTTGGTTCAGAAGACTATGTTTTGAAGAATTTATGAAGATAGACTTGGTTTGCGTATTTGTTCCTAAGCATAGTCCGTATTTTGCAGACGATGCAAAGCTAAAAGAATTTCGGGTATGGCTACAGAGATATCACCCTGAAGCCGACATCATATACATGTGCGGAGATTGGAACAGAAGTCAGCAGATAAACGAATTCATCGACTGCGAATTCACCCCAGAAAAGAAGGACAGCTTCCTTGCTAACGTCATCCGCAACACCCTCTACGAAATCCACAGGAGAGGTATAGACAACGTAAGGCACGTTTATTTGCTCTTAGATGTAAAACCATTCTACGAGAAAGAGTTGATTACAGACCTAAAGGTAGAAGTAGACGACCACGTGCTATACGGAGAAGTCCTAGACGTAGATGTTCTACTAAGCATGACGCTTGGGCGTGAGCCAGAGAAGCATGTAAATTTCAAAGCAAAATCATTCAAGCTGTGATTCTTCAACTGATTGACGATGGCAAAGCCACGAGGCAACAAATCGAGGATGCGCTTAAAGCGATTGAGGCAAAGATAGACGACATACAGAGATTCTACTTTGCCTTTGAGGACAGCGGATTTAACTTCAGCGATGGCGGAGTCTACTACCGATTCCACGACTACATCAGAATTCCCAACGATATTGACGAGATAAAATTCTCACTCAACAAAAAGAATTTCGAGCGGAATTTTGACGTATTCTTTTCATTCTTCGGCAAGACAAACCAAGATATCGAAGCTACGTACGACAACGAAAGTTGCCTAAACGGCGTCATCTTAGAGTTGTTTTTGAAAGCGTGGGATGAGAAGATGTACCCACTAGAGCCACTGTACCTACCAACGTCAGAGACTCTTCATATTATCAGAGAAGGAGAAGATTCTTTCTTTCAGCTTGAAAAAGCAAAGTTGACTCCACCTAATGGGGTTATTTCCTTACCAGAAGGACCGAACGCATGTGTAGGCGAGAGAATGACTTACATCTATTGGCGTGATACCGTCTGGAAGGTAGAAACAAATAGAATATTTTTATGAATGGGCGTTTTAAAAAGATGTGTCCAAAAGTCTACGTAGTCTCATTGCCTACAGACATCAGGAGACGTGCGCACACAGAGGACATACTCAAACCTTACGCTATTGAGCCAGAATTTATCGACGGCGTAATTGTCGAAGATATAGGCGAGGATATGTTCAAGCACCCAGGGTTCTACAAAGATATTGGGGATGCTACAGAGGAAGAAGTTCTCACGTACAGAAAGAGAATTTGTGGGGTGACTCAGGCGCATTTGCACGCACTAAAGAAAGGCATAGAAAATGCGGAAGAAGAGAACTCTCTGATATTCCTCATTCTGGAAGACGACATCGAACTTTGCGAAGACTTCGACGAAGCAGTTATCAACCTTTACGACAAGCTCGAATCCGACAACAGAAATTGGATAGCGTGCAACCTACAGGTGCGCATGTATAGCTCAATGGCAGGCAAAAACAAGAAAGACCAGATAGCCAACGATACCTACTACAAAGGCACGACATGGGGACACCAAGGCTACATGTACAATTGCCGTGAATTGCCTAGGCTCAAGGACTTTTACCACGTCCTCAAGTACGGATGCCAAGAAGAAATTGACAACTTCTACACACGCTTAGTCAATCACTTCAACCTTTATGGGTCTATTATTCCGATTGTTGCCCAGAAGGACGACTTCGTATCCAACATTTCCACTAGAAACGACTACATCAACAACATATGACCCCTATCTACGGCAAACCAGATTTTGAGAAAATTGTTGAACGAGGCAAGGGAATTATTGTCGTCAAATTTTGGCGAGAGAATTGTCCGCCATGCCAGAGAGTATCACAGCTCCTTCACGATTGGGAAGACCTGGAAGAAGTACCTGCGACCTACTATTCAGTGAATCCAAAGGACAGAGGCAATTGGAACATCTGTAGGAAGTACAAGGTACAATTCTTCCCCACTGTATTGACATTCAAAGACGGAGTCCTTATAAATACATGCGAAGGCTCATTACCAAGTAAAAAAATGGTTTTGGGGCTGGATTAAGTGTAATTATAAATTCATTATCCGATGGCAACCAAGCACATAACATTACTCGAAGCATTAGTGGCGATAAAGCGGCTTCACTCAATGAGATTTGAATTGCGCAAGAAGCTAGAGCGACTAAACGTCCACGCACCTAAAAATTCTTCTTTAGTATCTTCCATATTCTCCAAGTACATCTTGGTGAGCAGAGCGATGCCCGATCTTCAAGGAAAGATTTGGGACGCCAACCACGGAACGAACACAATCCTAGCTCACATCAAGCACGCAAAGGAAGAGATCGACTTTTACAACAAGTTGATGGAAGAAAATTCTCAAGAAGAACAATCAACGGTTAATGGCAAACAGGGTAAGTTACAGTGCTTGCTAACCTTCTCTGAAATTGAAGTGGTTATAGAAAATTTGCAAGCTAAAGTTTTCGAGTGGGAAAACAAGTTAGCTCAGCACAATTTTGAGCAAACCATTGAAGTAGAAGAAGAGTATCTGAGTCTCATTGGTCCGTACAGCCAAGCGACAAAGCAATACTCAACGGATAACTAAGGCGGAGACATCCCCCATTTTTAGAAAAACAACTACAAAGAAAAAGAATTTTCACTAACAACTTTTATAGGGGAAATTTCTTGTAACGCCTTGAGCCTGTGGTTTAGCTAACTGCAGGCTCATTTTTTTATTTCACAAAGATTAAAATTTTCCTTGCCTAAAGTGTAAATTTATGTTGCAGACTTCAACAGTCTGCCAACAACAAACACACGAGGAAAAGAAAATGTACAACATGTTTGGGGGAGGAAGTCCCTATGTGGCAACTATGCCGATGGAGCCAGCAGGCACAGCAAAGTCAGACAACTCTTGGGGAGCAAACAATCCGTTTGTGTACCTGATTTGGATGTGGGCATTTGCGATGTTCGGTGGTGGCTGGGGTAATGGCTTTGGACGCAACGGAAGCGGTTTAGGCCAAGGTTTAGGAATGGCAGAAGGGTTTACCGCTTCACAGGTAGACGACATCCGCACGAAGGTAGGGGAGATAGCCTCCTCGATTGAATGTGGCAATAGTGGTCTAATGTCAGCAGCAAACCAGATTGCCGACCAAGCTCGACTTAACGGAATGCAAATTTCCGACGTCAAGTCGTCATTGCTCAACGCTTGTTGCGAATTGCAACACAATCTTTCCACTCAAGGATTGCAGTTTGCAAACCAGATGCAACAGTGTTGTTGCGCACTTGAAAACAAGATCGGTGAAGTAGGTTGTGGAATGGAAAAGGGTCTGTTGAATCAAACGATTCAGCTCAACAACAACCATTCTAACACAATGCAAGCTTTCGCCAACATCTCTGCTCAAATTGATAGACAGACATGTGCGATCAGCGATGGCTTGTGTACGACACAGCGATTGATTTCAGCAGAAGCACAGACGACACGCCAACTAGTTCAAGACTTGCACATGCAAGATATTCTTGCGCTTAAGGATGCCGAGATTGCAGCATTGCGAGACAAGGTCCAACTAACTCAAAGCGAAAATATTGCGACCGTCGCTTCAATGACGGCGGCAGACAAGATTATTGCAGCGTTGAAGACAACCTCTGCGTGAGAAGAAATAGAACTACCTAACCAAGAAGGAGGTTCAAATGTTCCCGACAGGAGGATTCAACCCGATGCAGATGGCAGGCTTGAGCGGATTACCAAATCCGTTTGCAAGCGGAGGGTACAGCAACGAACATCAGCTTCAGCACCACAACAAGGAAATGATGAAGTGGTTCGAGAAGTGCCTAGTAACAATAGTGGAAGAAGGCGAAGGCGAATTCCTGGAAGCTCTGAACAAAAAGATAGGGCAGATGGAAGAAGCCGAGCAATCATGGATGAGACGACACGCTAGAGAAGTCTACGAAGTCGATTACCCAGACCACCACAAGAAGCACCACAAAAAGAAGCACTACTACGAGGAGGAAGACGAGGACGAAGACATCAGTCAATTTTGGCTCGAGCTAGAAGAGCTAGAAACAAAGTCCAAGAAAATTCCAGGGTTCAACATTCGTGCGCACCTAAAGAATGAGTACAGCAATTTGAACGACGAGGAGTTACGAGTAGTCACGCACCTTTTTGACAAGGGTGGGTTACATAAGCTTGCGAAGGAAGCAGGTATGTCCACTAGAGAATTCTTAGAGATTATCTCCGAGGCAGCAGAAAAAATCGACTGCGATTAGTCACAAAAAAAAGGAGTCATCTTTGCGGATGACTCCTTTAATTATTTTTTAGAATTGATGATTAGATATCTTCGTCGTCACCATCAACCGTAGCGGCGGCAGTATTAGTAGCCTTAGCTTCGATTTCAGAGTAACAGAACACACCGTTTTCAGTATCGGTACGGCTACCGATCTGAGTTTCAAGCGTAAGAGAAGCCGTGGTGTTCTGACCGATAGAAGAGTTAAAGGACTGTTCAGAGATGGTGCAGTTCTTAACCTTGTATTCGAGAGCGACCTTGGTCTTGTCCTTTGGATTCTTCACGGAGATGATAACATCAACCTTGGGGTTCTCTTCCAAGATTTCAGAGAGAGACGTGCCAGAGTTGATGCCGTTCATGATAGCTTCGATCTGAACAGAAACCGTCAGAGGGAAGGTAATAGAACGAGCGTAGAAGAAACGAGTACCAAGCTTTTGCAAACCTTCACGAGACATAGGAATCGAGATGTTTGCGCTCTGGATGTACGAGCCAGTATCCTTCAGCTGAGCGAAGTCGATAAGGGTAGCTTCTTGTTCATCGGTCGTGCCGTGCTTCAAAAGCTTAACCGTAACGTCGCCAGGACGAAGGGCAGAAATTTCAGGGCTTTCCGTATCATAGTACTTTTGGAAAGTGTTAAGCTGAATTTCCGTAGTGTTAGGTTCGCCAGTAGCCAAGTCAACGTCAGGCATGGTGGTCTTGACTTCGACTTCGTCGTCGCCAGCTTCGATAAGAACGGCGTTGGTATTAGAGCCTTCAAAAGAAACAGATGCGGTTGGGAATTCACCCACAGCAAAGTTCATAGAGAAGTCAGTAATGTTCATACCACCGTAACCGAGGACAGCCACGTTACTAGTAGAGCCAGCAGCCAAGCTCCAAGGCTTAACGTCGGCAAACTTAAATTGGTTCGTATCTTCACCTTCTTCAGCGATAGCAGAGAAGATGTCGAGGCCAGTGGAAGTATCTTCCAAGTGGCCACCAAGGAAAGAGTCATTCTTGTCCCAAGTACCGTCTTCACCCTTAGTACCACGGTTTACAACGAAGTTAAGAGCTTCTTCGTTAAAACCTTCAGAGAGGTAGTATTCAGTAGAAGCGGAGACCGTAGGAGCTTCCAAGTTAATACGGTCGATAGCAGCGAGCTGACCGAATTCGTTAATATCTTGGAAGGAAATGCTGTTCGTCGATTGGAAAGACTGAACACGATAGAGCTGTTGAAGAGCTTCTTCTGGATTTTCTGCGGAAGCAGGAACAACCTGAAGCCCGATGCTCTGATAAATCAAACGATTACGCTTGTGTTTTGCCATGGCTTAGAAAAAAAGCAGGATTGATTTGTGAGAAATTCCTCTTTCATGGTTTACACAAAATCCGCTATGATGTGTAATCCTCATATAGGAAACACACCTCAGACACCGCTCATGTCAGACAAAAAGATTGAAAATATCGGGATTGTCATCCCTGCTTACAAACGCCCCATTGAGACACGCCAAGCTATTTTTTCAGCACTTCACCAAAGCTATAAGTGCAAGGTATTTGTCTCAGTAAAGGGATACTCAGAAGACAGTTACAAGCGATTCTTCCTAGAAGAATTTGCCAAGGAAATTGAAGCAGGAGACTTAGTTCTTAGCTTCTCGACTAACAAAGGGCAAATTTCCAACACGCTCGACTGTATCCGAGATGCAGACATCAGCGATATTGACTACTTCGTAAAGATGGACAACGACGACGTCTATCTTAAACAGTACGTGGCAAACGTTGTAGACTTCTTACAGTACGAAGCCGAAAGCGAATTCTACCCCGATGTAGTTGGTACGTTCTCTTGCAATATGGTTTACCGCAATGCACGTGGTGACTTTTTTGCACCTAAGCGAGAAGGCTACCTCCTTGGACCGACAATTTGTTTCTCAAAGAAGGTGGTAGACATTCTCTTCAAGGTTGAGCAAGGCGACTACAGCGACCTTGAAGAAATTGGTCTTGACATCACGCAGTTCAACAACATTTCCGACGACCGATTCGTCTTTGAACTTGGCAAGAAGCTTGGCGGAGCAGTTGACTATGGCAAAACCGACTACTTGTATATCAACGAAATCACACCTTCCTGTTGGCGAGGCTCTGACTATATTTCAGCAGCGAACAAGTCCGCAACGCTCGAAGGTAGTTTTGGCTTAGAAGAAGAACAAGTATTGCACGTCTTCCACCCAGGTTGGAGCGGATACCTCATCATTCAAGGAGAACGATTCACAAGAGAAAACGGAGACCCAGGAGACGTCCTAGAATTCGACAGCGAAGGTATTTGGGTTAAGTGGGACAAATGGGGCAAGGAATACTTCCGTCTCAACCCCAACAAAAACTACTATATCTACGAAGGCGAGTCTAAGTTGTGAACAGAGACTTTAGATTTGCGCTCCTCCTAACCACCTACAAGCGGTTATGCGAGGGGCAACTTCAGATATTCAAGATGCTCAACCAGAGCTACGAGAATTTCCATTTATTCGTAGCTGTGAAGGGGTGCTCTGAATACGTATTCAACAAGAGTTGGCTTCCCTACTTTCAAAAGCACATCGACGAAGGGAAGCTAACTCTGCGTCGATTCCCTAACAAAAACCAAATGAGCAATTTGGTCGATTGCGTGCGAGGACTAAACTTGCGAGGGTACGACTACTTTTGCAAGATCGACGACGACGATTTCTACGACGTCAACTACCTCAAGCGATGCAACGAAGCAGCCAACGAGAGCAACGGCAAAAACTTATTTTGGATGGACAGGTCGTGCCGTCTAGTTGTCAACAGGCACGACGATTTTTACCGCTTCAAAAAGAACACCCAGTGGAATTCTTACTGGGGGCCAACGCTTTGCGCAACAAGGTTTGTATGGCAGGAATACATGAACTTGGAAAATGGAGAGGAAGACTTGCCCACATACATTGGCAAGAACAACCTACCAGCGATGCCAAGGCATAAAGACTGCGGATTCCACGAAGACAAACTGCTCTACTCAATGATGAGAGCTTTTGGTGGGGTCTACAATATTCGCAAGAATGGTATTCCCTACGTAATGTTCAACGAGAGCAATGCGTCAGTTACACGAGGGGGGTTTGTCAACGGTTGGTTCCAGACAGAAAACTTTGACGTAACTAAGTCCGAGCTAGCCGAAGAACAAATTTTTTATTGCAAGACCCCCGATTTTGAAGACGACGTACGAGTATTTATGGGGTACGCCTGGGGAGTAGCAAGCGGAGCAACAGGCAAGGTAATTAGTCTCACAGACACCGAGCTAGAAATCGACTGGGATAAATTCCTACCACAAAAATACATCCGACAAGAAGACGGTTCTTGGTGGTCTGACGACCCGATTTAACAATCCTCGGTGTAAACTAAGATGATGCACCGTAATTACAAGAAAGAGTTCCAGAGCCACATCCGAGGCCGCCTCACCAAAGACCAACGCAAAACCCTAATGCTCAGCAGAGAAGCAGATGCCGTGACGGCATTTGCCAAATTGTCTATTGCCGAGCAAACACAAGTTGTTAGAGACTTAAAAGCCAAGGGTTTTGTGGCTCAAGCGGAATTCTTAGAGAAGAGAATCGGTGAGTAGCAATCCAACAGGTTAGAGAAAGATGTCGGAGTTTTCTTCAGTATATTATGTTGTACACCCATCCAAAGGGCTGATTCCGTTTTACGGAGATTTTGCGTCCAAGAAAGATATTCTTGACGCAATTGGTCAACTTGGAGGGACGTTTAAGCCACTTGTCGTATCATCGTTGCCTGATGCAGGGGAGGATGGGTTCATTTATTTTGTACCTAATGGGGTAGATGCAGGGGACAACCAACATAACGAGTACTTATATTTCAATGGGCGATGGGAGCTTATTGGGTCAACAGGAATCGACCTAACAGGCTTTGCCACTGAAGAAGCTCTGAACACGCATACGAGCAACTCATCCATTCACGTCACAGCAACCGACAGGAATAGATGGGACTCGAAACAAGACGCAGGGGACTACGCTACAAACACCGATCTAACGACAGGGCTTGCTTCAAAGCAGGACGCAGGAGACTACGCCACCAACACGGCACTAACGACTGGGTTAGCTAAGAAGCAAGACGTCGGCGATTACGCCACAAATACTGCTCTAAAAGAAGGTCTAGCCACCAAACAAGACGTCGGAGACTACGCCACAAATTCCGATCTCACCAGTGGGCTTGCGACGAAGGTAAACACAGCGGAATTTTCCACTCACACAAACAACGGAGATATCCACGTTACCCTCGACGACAAGAGCGTATGGAATTCCGCACCAACCAACTTAAAGCTACACACTGGAGATTCTGACATCCACGTTACAGCGAAGGACAAAGCAAAGTGGAATGCGAAACAAGACGCAGGTGACTACGCCACCAACACCGCTCTAACCGAAGGATTAGCCACAAAGCAAGACGTCGGCGATTACGCCACGAATACGGCACTTACCGAAGGACTCGCCACGAAACAAGCTGTAGGAGACTACGCAACGAATACAGCTTTAACAGAAGGGCTAGCCACCAAGCAAGACGTTGGCGATTATGCAACCAACGAAGCTTTGGCGACAGGTCTAGCCACGAAGCAAGATGCAGGTGATTACGCCACAACCGACGAACTGACTACCCACACAGGCAACACGGTTATTCACGTCACACAAGAAGACCGAGACCGATGGGACGCAGGTTCAAATGAAGGAGTCGAAGCCTCAATTGCAGAAGTCTCAGCCAACCTAACCACACATACAGGTAATTCCGACATCCATGTCACAGCAGAAGACAAGGAAAAGTGGAATTCTTTGCCCACCCAGTTAGATGTAACTAACTCTGTTAATGACGCCAAAGCTTCTCTTCAGTCCGACTTGCTCACCCACACAGGGAACGCAGCGATTCACGTCACCACAGAAGACAAAGCAATTTGGAACGCCAAGCAAGATGCAGGTGACTACGCCACGAACGACGCATTGACGGCAGGACTGGCTACCAAACAGGATGCAGGGAGCTATGCTACAACCGATGAATTGGCAAGCCATACAAGCGACACAGAAATCCACGTCACAGCAGAAGACAAAGCCCGATGGGACGCAGGCTCAAACGAAGGCGTAGAAGCGTCTATAAGCGAGGTCAAGGACTTTCTTGGCACTCACGTAGGCGACACGTCTATTCACGTCACCACGGACGAGAAAGACGCCTGGAACGCCAAGCAGGGAGCAATCTCAACCGTCAACGTATCCAAGAGCGATGACGCTTCATCAATTGCCGATGGAGCATTGAACGTCAACTTACCTACGGATTGGTTCACTCAAGCTGAGATCGACACAAGCGACTTCGTCACCTTAAGCGGAGACCAAACTATTACAGGGAACAAATTCCTCAAGGGTGGCGTTGCCGCTTATTCCGCTGTAATGTTCGTCAATTCCACGAGTTCAGGAGACGAAACGATTGGCAGTATTTATCCAAGCTCAACGTCATACCCATTTGTATTCCTCAAGCCTGCATACTTCAGTGGCACGCAAAACGTATTCAAGAACAACGTCATTGTCGGTGGGCAAGTAACAGCAGGAGCTGCTTCTATAGGAAACCTTGCCACAACAGGGTACGCCAAAATTGGTACAGACTTGACAGTAGATGGCCACGCTACAATCAATGGGTTGGTCACTACCATCAATAGCCAAGACCTCTATCTTGACGGACATATTCACTTGTCAAGTTCTGGCGGTAAATTTATTGATGGACACTCTCTTTTCCGAGGCAGGGCTGAATTTTCAGGCTCGGTAGATATTGTCTCCGACACCAAGGTAAACGTCGATAGTAGCTCTATCCTTACGGTTGCCAAGATGCAAACCGACACGGCGAAATTTACCTCAGATGAAATTTCCAACCAGGTAACCACCAAGAAGTACGTCGATAGCAAGATCGACTATGAAGTAAACACTCCTAGGCAATTTGTTATTTCCAGAGCAGAGTCTTGGAGTTCAGTCGCAGGTTGGTATTCTCAAGGAGAAGGCTTTTTGAGTATTCCTGGAATCGACACAATCGACTGCTCCTTATACTCTTGCTCATCATGGGACGAAGCGTCGTTCTCCTTTACAACTCAGGGGAATTCCTCAATGTTGAGTTTGACGATTCCTGTGGGTACGAATTCTTCAGGGAGCACGAACAACGGCACGGTAACTTCAGGCAATTATGTAACGCTTGACACCGACCAGAATATTTCAGGGAACAAATTCTTTGATGGGCATGTTACTTTCCAAGGACCGTTCGTGGTTTTTGATGTAGACGACATTTCTTTCTCAGGGAGCGTATCAGTTCGAGACCTTGAAGTTAGAGGCTCTTCTAACTTCTACAGCCAAGCGAATTTTTCTGGAGATGTCAATATCCAAAGCACTGGAAGCTTAAAGAATTCTGGGAGTACATACCTCAATGGTTACAACAAAGTAAACGGTTGGACATACCTTAATAGCTACAACAGCGTAAACGGTTGGACTGACTTTTATTCAGCAGCTTCTTTTCATAACGTAGCTCTTTTTGGTAGCGATGGGCATATTCAAGTAGATTCTAGGTGGGTGGGAATTTCCTCTCCTAACGTCGATTTCTACACGGTCAGTGACGGCCACACTCAAAAAATCACCCTTGGGAACAACAGTATCCTAACCGTTGCCCAGGTACAGACAGACTCATCTAAGTTCTCTAGCGACGAACTTAGAAACCAAGTCGTGCCTAAATGGTACGTCGATCAGTTGATTGACGGACACTTTGATGGGCATACTTCTACATCTGGGCGGTATGTAGATCTAACATCCAACCAAGAAATTGATGGTTACAAAACATTTAACAACATCACTTACTTCAAGTCCGACATCAGTGTAGATGGGCATATTTGGCTACAAGACATGTTTTGGGCTAATAACGATGCTTGGTTCTATAGCAATGTTTATTTTCAAGGCGTCCCAACTTTCTATAGCGATGTAAATCTTACAACTACGTCAAAGCTTACCTCTAATGGTGTAGCTAAGTTTAATGGAGTTGCTACTTTTAGTTCTTCAGCTTCTTTCAAAGGTGTAACTTCGTTCGCTGATTCCGTCTATTTCAATGGAGGGAGTAGCGGAGCAAAGACAATGTTCAATACGTCGGTAACCTTTAGCGGAACAAGTCTTTACATCGGAACAGACGAAACGAGCATTGGTGGGAGCGTAAAATTTATCGCTGGAGATGTTGCGTTTAACAATCAAAGCGTAGGATTCAACACGCCTGTTACGTTCGACAAGCTTCATAGTACGACTTTCAACGGTAGCACTTCTTTCAACAAAGACGTCTCTTTCAATGGAGATCTTTCCTTTGGTGGTGAAACAACAACCTTTGCGTCGAGCCTAAGTAAGTTTACAGGAAGCCTAGCGAGCTTCCAGAGCGATGCGCTATTTGCTTCACAGGTAGACATGAACAGCACGGTAAACAACCGAGGCAAGGTGAATGTTTATGGAGGTATGTACATTGGCAGAGAAGAAGACTGGAGTGCACTTGACATTGCTCAAGAGCAAAAACCAGAAGTAACTCAATTCCGGCCTTCTTTAAGAAGCGTCAATGGACAACTCATTGAATTCCCAAGGCTTGGTTGCGCAGATGGGACTCAAGAAAGTTGGTTCGTGGACAACACGACAAGAGTAACTACTGTCTTCCCATGGTGGCCGACTTCTGGTTATGAATCTGACAGCTTCTCTGACGAGAATTTGGAATATTCCAACTATCAGAATAACCTTTACCTTTGCAATGCAGGTATGGTCAAGTACCTAGTAAAATCAGCTTTGGAACTCATGGGGTACGACGTTTCAGTACTTAAGCCCGAATACTTCACTAAGGCAGTAGACGAATACTACAACAAATACGGAGAATACTAAGAAAAATGACGCAGCACCCTACATTTTGTTGGTTTAGTTTTCGCCGAGACGCTAGCCACCTGTTATACAGCGTGGCTAGCATACGGCGGTTATATCCAGAGTCGCAGAAATTTGTTTTTGACGACGGAAGTTATCCACTACCCAAGCGAGCCAAGAGAGTTTTGACGAACTGGGGAGTCAACGTCATCACGACAACATTTCCCCGAAAAGGGAATTTGCGAGGATGGACATGTGCCTACAAGATAGCCGAATGCTACACATGGCTAGCGAACATCACAGGGAGTGAGATCGTCGTCAAGGTAGACTCAGACACCATATGGTTAAAGAAAGGGTGGCTAGAGAAATTTGCCGAAAGCGGATGTGTACTAGGCGGAATGCGGAGCAAATGCCGACGAGGAGTATGTGGCGTCTCCTACGCACTCAAGCGAGAAGGAATCGACCTTCTCATGGAGAGCTACAAAAACGAGCTAGAATCCCCATATTCCACCGAGGAAGACTTTGAAGTATGCAACCGCATATCCAAAGCCAAAGGAGGGAATGGAGACGACATCATCTACAAAGCACCCTACAGCCTATGGGGGATACATCCAGAATGCCCCGATGCAGTAGGCGTGGCGGTAGACTGGGGACAAAACTGCGCCCAGTTCATAGCCGACACAATGGAAGTAGTTGTTTTTGCCTACGACCCACCCAACCCACCAGGGTGTAAAACAGATGAAAAAGGCCAACCAGTAGCAACCAAAGCAGGAACACCGCTTTGGCTACGAGCAAGACTTTTAAGAGCCTCTTCAATGAGAAACATCTTAAAGCGTGTAATTCAAAATCAGGACAAAAGATGGCAGACGAACGATTAACACTACGTTTCCACGGAAACGACTGGGATAAATTTGACATGCAGATTAGTTGGGTAGATGCGGATGGATTTTCCATGCTAGCAGACACAACAAGCGAAAGCTTGACAGAAGACCAACTCAAGGTAGTAGCGGCGATTGCAGGCCCATTAGTTGCGTTAAAAGCAGACTGGATGGCCAAGCAAGTCATTGTGACGAAATTCCGAGACAGCCTCAACCTAATTGTCATTGCCGAAAAAGAAAAGAACGGACAAGTGGCGACCAAGGTATTTACCGAAAACGACCTCGAAGAACTGCGCATTACCGACGAAGCGTCAATTGCATTGTTCGACGGCATTGTAGCCTCCGTACGTACGGAAGAAACGACCGAAGAAACAGCAGACACCGAAGAAGTTTCCGAATAACCAACGCCAAAACATCTTACCAAGAGAGGGGCGAGCAACCCCTCTCTTTTTTGTCCCTAGGTGTAAGTATATGAGTAGAATATGAGCATGAGGATAGCACTTGACATTGGACACGCAAATGGGACAGGCGCACGAGGAAACGGACTAGAAGAACATGCAGTTGCAAAGACAATCGTATGTGCTTTAGCGTCAAAGTTATCCGCAATGGGGCACGACGTAACCGTCATCGACTTCCCCGAAATGAGCAACCGAGACGACCTAAACGCCACGGTAAAAGCAGCGAATTCAGGGAACTACAACCTAGGCATCTCAATCCACTGCGACTGTTCAGACAGTTCAGCTGCAAGAGGGGGACACGTATGCTACTTCCCTTCATCGAAGAAGGGCAAGGCGTTAGCAGAAGCAATAGCAAAGCCACTTTCAACCTTACTACCTGGAAGAGCTAATACGACGGTAGAGCGAGGAAATTTGGCAGTATTAAAACAAACCAACCCAGTATGGGTATTGTGCGAATGTGGGTTTATTAGCAACGAAGGAGACGCACAAGTAATGAAGGACAATCCTGGAGCAATTGCAGAAGCCATTGCGCAAGGGATTAAAGTTTACCTCGAATCATGAATACTATAGAATTAGAACTCGGTGAAAAAATTCTTCGAGAACATAGCTCTGAGCGCACTCGGTGTACTGTTTACACTCGGGTCATGGGCTACCATCGCCCTGTTGAGACGTTTAATAAGGGCAAGCAAGGAGAATTCGAAGACCGCACACACTTCATTGAGCCTACCCACGACAATGAGCCGAGCAATCTGCATCATCCCAGCGAAGAAAAACTCTGAGAGACTACCTCAGAAGAATTTCTTACCTCTAGGGGGCGTTCCATTGTGGATACACACAGTGGAACATGCCCTCAAGGAAGACTTTGAATTTGTAGTCAGTACCGACAGCCAAGAAATCATCGACGAATGCAAGAAAAAAGGTTGGCGATACTTTGAAGAAACGGTTGACGACTCAGACATGAGCAACTGCGTACGCCAAGTCCTCACCGAGTACGAAGACTACGACTACTACATCATTCTACAGCCGACCTCACCCTTCCGAGAATACGGCATCTTGAAGTACGTCAAGACGGTACTAGATACCAACCCCGAACTAGACATCGTATACACAGCCCAGAAGGTAAAGCCTATTGGATTGTGCATTCACAGTGGCAAGGAAAAGTTCATCATCAACAAGCGAGAGCAAGATTCCAAGAGTTTCTTGTTCCAGTACGACGGCAACACCTTGGCAGGGCGAGTAGACGTATTCAAGCGAGAACAGCAAATCTTTTTCAAGGGTATGAAGTCGAAATTCGTCATCGACGCCTACCCATTTTCCATCCAAATTGACACCCTAGAAGAGTATTTATTTTTGTCGAAAATCTATTTCACTCTATAGGTGATGAACATAGCATTGGTGGGAAACAAGCAAGTAAATCTGCGAAACAACAGCAAGCTCATAGACTCCTGCGACTTAGTTGTACGAGTGAACAAAATGTGCAACTTAGACACAGGTCTAACAGGCAAGCGCACGGATTGGTTATTCAACGTTATAAACCCCCACTACTGGACATGTTCGTTTGAGCGAAGGCACGGATTTTTGATACCGCAAATTTCCAAGGTTTGGGTGAATGGGTATTGGTACAAAATGGCAAGCATCAGAGCCAAGCAAGAAATGCAAGCGTGGAACTTTGAATTTATACCAGGCTATGTATTTTCAGACTCAGGGAGGTGGACAACCGCCGCCCATTGCTTGAAATTTGTGCATATGTCATTTCCCGAAGCCCATATCTACTTTGCAGGGCAAGCATCACCGACGACCTGGAGAAGAGAAAGACACGAAGGCACGTGGCACACAGGAAGCGAAATGCCATTTTACCGAAGATTAGAGCGAGAGGGCATCGTAGAATTTCTTGACGGAGAAGACGTATGAACATTGCCCTCATAGGCAACAAAACCATCAACTTGCGAAACAATGGGCGACTTATAGATTCTTGCGACTTAGTGGTTAGGGTGAACAAGATGTGCAACTTAGACACCCACCTTACAGGCAGGAGGACAGACTGGCTAGTAACCACAATTACCTACAATTTGTGGTGCCACACAAGAGAAGAGAGGCACGCCGATTTAATACCCACCATTGACAAAGTATTCATCGACGCAAGAGAATACCCCTTCTTGGATATCAAGCACAAAGCAGAGGTAGACACCTGGAACGCAATAGCATTACCCTTTTCTACCTACGACAGATTTCCGAAATGGACAACCGCCGCAATAGCATTACGACTATTGCACGAAACCTACCCCGAAGCCCACATCTATTTTGCAGGGCAAGACAGCCACACGACGTGGCTAAAGAACAGAGACCTCATCACCAAACACGAAGACGGACAAGAACTACCCTACTACAAGTACTTGGAAGACAAAGGCGTAGTAGAATTCTTGGACGCCGAAATCTTCTAGCATGAACATTGCGCTCATAGGCAACAAAGAGACAGGCTTAAGAAACAACAGCCGACTGATAGACTCATGCGACTTGGTTGTCAGAGTCAACAAGATGTGCAACCTAGACACAGGATTGACAGGAAAGCGCACAGATTGGCTTATAACCACCCTATACAGAGACTTGTGGACACACAGTAGGGAAAGACGCCACGCCGATCTCATACCCAAATTAGACAGGGTATTTGTAGACATGACTCGGTTTAACGAATTACGCCCAGAAGAGAGAGCCGAAGTACTTTCCTGGAAACCGCTCGGAATTCCCACCGAGATGAGGAAGAAATGTTTTTGCTGGACAACCTCAGCGTTAGGGCTTTACATGTTGTATTCACTCTTCCCACATGCCCACATCTACTTTGCAGGACAAGACGCACCGAACACGTGGTTACAGACAAGAAACGCATCAGCCATGCAAAAAGGCTACGAATTACCATTTTTCAAGGCACTTGAAGCTCAAGGAGTTGTAGAATTTTTGGATGAAGATCAATTTTGATATTGACTAAATTCCATATCACATGTATAATCTGGGGCATGGAAAGCATCCAAAAACCAAATAGTATTATCGGCTACATCTCCACCGAAAACGGCAAGGACCTAGTAGAAGCAATCATCAAGCGATTCCCACGCCAGACAAACTCAAGTACAGTTATCCAAGTGAATGTTGTGCATTCAAGTTTTGGTTTAGCCCTCTTGAGCATCGAAAGTGAGCAATCGTCTGGACTGAGCGTCATTGGTTATGCAGTAGTACCAACAGTACGATTAGCATCCACCTTTGATTTAGTCAAGAACACCGCATCTTTGCGATTCTTCTCAACGGTATACGACCAAGCAGAATTCTTTGAAGACTTCAACAAAGCAACACGCTTTTATCAAGAAGAAGCTGCAAAGAAGAATTTGCTACTCGACAAGTAACCCATAACCCTATCCCTTTGTATGGACGAAAACGCCCCAGGATACGCAGGATACATGCAAACCATGCAGGAGGTTGAAGAAAATCTGCAAGCCAAGCTTGTTAAGAAATTTGAAGACCAGATTGCATCCGACGATTCAAACAGCGACGAGTGGCAACCGAAGACAAAATTCTACAACGAGCTACTCAGCCTGTACAACATTCTACAAACGTTCATCCTTGACGACGAGCCTTATCTAGGAGCGAACGCCAGAGAAATTGTACACAACATCGACCGTCCTCACCTCGACGAAGAAGATCGAAGCAACGAACAGATGATTGAGCTAACAAGTCGGCTCAAGTCCATTAACCGAGCGTTCAGAACACTCCTCCTGGAATATAACGTGCGGTTAATGTGGGAAAAGTGCGACAGATTCACCTTCAACTACCTACTCTTAGGTACAGAAGACTATAAAGCCATAACCATCTGCAAGTACGCCGACCACCTTGATAACCCAGACTTTATGATACTCTGGGAAGTCAAGCCCAACCCAGAAAAACACACCCACTACCGATTGAAAATTTCCGATCGAGCCACTATCGACGAGAAAATGCCCAGAGAACTAGAATTTTAATTCCCATGAAAAAAAGAAAGAAGCTCTCGATTCCCCCACAGCCGAACGACTTGATATTCTACAGCCAGTTCACAGAAACCTACATCTTAGCCACGCTCAAGAAAAGTTTCTACGGTACAGCCAGGTTGTACTCACCTATCACAGAAGAAGAAATTCTCTTCAACTATGGTGAGTGGGCAAGCAGGGAATTCGAGAACTTCTTCCCTTACTTCCGAGGGCAAGGGGAAACAATAAGTTGGTTTACCGAATGTTTCCTCATTGCCGACGACGACCACCTGAAAATTCAGGCATTCTTCGATCGAGTCAACGAACAACTCTACGGACCAAAAGAACGTTGGACGCCTCTCGAAATGCAAATTTTGACAAGAGAGATGTTCGAGGATAGAGTCGGAATGCCAAACGTCGAGTGAAAAACTACCACTACTTTCTCGCCTCAACAGAATTTGCCAAAGCAAAGCGCATAGAAGAGGCTGTAATACGCTACTACCAGAGCCTTGGACATCACGTCAGGTCTGCTAGAAAAGACGAGGAATACACCGACATAGACGTCATTGTCGAAGACTTCCTCACCATTAGCGTAAAAAACCAACAGGCCGCATTGCGCACAGGTAACCTAGCCTTTGAAGTCTCTGATAACAACAAAGACTCATGGTTTATCACAGGAAAACCCAGAGTTTACGCAATCTGTTGGGGTGAGAAGGTACGTTTTTTCGACGCCTTTCAGCTCAAACAACTTGTCTATCTTTTAGAAAGCAAAGGTCTAACTCAAAGAAAAAGAATATCCTGCCAGCAAAACCGCAAAAATTACATCCCACGCAAAACAATTAACTTAATTGTTGCAATTTCACACCTGCAGGGTATAATCTTAAACGAAATTGATATAAAAAACTACTTACCGCATATGAGACAAGGCTTTCTTTTTGAAGATTTTGATAATGCCCCAGAAGAAACGTTGCCCATTCAAGATGAATGGTATAAGTTAATGCAACGAGACGACGGAACTTTCTACTTGCGCACCCAAAAAGGCAAAGAATTGCCCATGAATTGCGCAGGAAAAGCTCTCAACGAACTCAAAAAAGAAATCCGTTGGTACGACGAAATCATCTCCGATACCGACGAGGACGAAGAATGGGTGCGCATCCGTGAAGAACTCCAACAACAAGCTAGTTTTCTTGTCCAGGCAATCCGCCTCTACAGAGAATTCTCTTCACAAAAAGAAGATGGTGCTAACGACGAAGACTTATGAAAGACTCTCTTTTTGAGGAGGAAGACCGTATTATCTTCCTCCTACAGAATAATAAAGGTGCGTTCTATGCCACAACCACCGACGATAGGTACGCTGAATCTAGGGAATTACGTCTCGCCAAAATTTACACGTCCCTCGAAGCCGTAAAGAACGACCAGTACCTCCTAAAACGATTCTCAAAAGCCGAGTGGCACATCCGACCACTCGGCTTTGGAACGTATTGTGAAAAGCTCTTTGAAGAAGCCTACCATACCGTTTTTGGCAAGGACGTCAAAGCCGATGAGGTAGACGAAATTCTCAATGAGCTGGACGATTTGTTTTTATGATTCTTCGCTTTCTTCTTCTTCATCATCCTTAGGGATGGTGGGGGTGTATGGCTCGGTTGTTTTCTCAATGACGGCATTGTAGCTGAGTGCTTCCATACAACGAAGGAATTCGTCTCCGTCGCCTGAATAAAACTGATTGTTCTCAATAATGATTGTGCCAGATTTGAAGAGGATACTAGCGAAATTGTTGTAATTCCAGTACAGGTACGGACGACCATACGAAGGATTGTTTTTAAATTCTGCAATCTTAGCGAAAGTCTTTTTGGTCTTAGGGTCGAAAGAGTCTGTGTAAACGTGGATATTCCTGTCGCTATCTAGGACGAGGTAAATGTTACTGAATCCGTTTCTTCTGTATTGGTTTATAGTATCTGTCGTCCAGTAAGTTCCTGTTCTCATGCTTACAATGTTCGTATCTAGAAAGAGTGGGTAGTCTCCATTTTCTCTTTCTCCAGATCTTCTTACATAAACTACGACTTTTTTTGGATTTGTCATTCCTTCGCTTTTGTCGGGGTCTATAAGGGTAGGATATAGAACTATATCAATTAGGCAACCGCCTGAAAATTTTAGATACCATGTAGATGCGCCGTCTGCGCTTATGGGGACATAGGGAAAATCGGTGGTTATGTCTTTTACTTTAGAAAAAAAAGAGGTCCCAGAACATCCAGAACCATATGAAAAGCAAATGCGGTAAGGGTCGTTGTCGTCTCTTATGGTTATGGGGATGATTGCAAAAACAGAATTCTCTTCTCTTATAGGGTAAATGTTTTTAGAGTAGTAGCTACTATTCACAGATACGTATTTAATGGCGTCAGCGTCTACACCAGACTTTGCACCCCAGGAGTATTTCATGCCTTTGGCTATTTCATAATATGTACACGTGTCGTTGTTGCTACCTCCAACATAAGTTTTCCCCACAAGGTTGATAGGATTCATCAAAGTAGCAAGCTTAAAAGAAGCTGCCTCCTGAGACAAAGGAACTCCTGTATTGTTAAGAATAACAGGAGCTTCAAAAGTTTTTTGGCCAGTGATGGTTTGGTCGGACTCAACGTCGATGTAATTGCCAGCGATTTGTTTAGCGTTCCAAGCGTCGATTTGTTCCTGGGTTAGGTGAATGGACGAGTTGGTTGTGTGGGCTTCAATCTTGGCATCAGTGGTAGCAATAGCTTCCTTTGCTTCATCAACCTTAGCATCCGTACTAGCTACAGCATCCTTTAGTTCATCAGAGGTGGCGTAGTCGCCTTTTTCTTGGAAATTAGCCTCGATATAAGACTTGGGCAGGACTTGGTTGGCTAATTGGTCTTCTGTGTAGCTATCTGTATCTGTTTGAACTTGCTCGACCGTGAGAATGGAATTTTTTTCAACGTTGGCACGTGCGCCTCTAAAGTTAAACCAACCATTGAGCCAACTTGTCTGATAACCGCAAAGGTGTGCGCCTGTTCCAACCAGAGCAAGCTCTCTGCAAAAGTATTTAGCGGCGTTGATTCTTTGGTAATTAGTTGTCGTATCGACATAATCACCTGCGTCTTGTTTGGCATCCCAAGTAGTTTTTTGTTGTGCGGTAACGTGGATATCGGAATTTTCCGTGTGTTCAGCGACGGACTTAGAGAGTTCAGCGGTTTGTTCAGTAGTTGTGTAGTCACTGAGATCGACGCTGGTATGCCCGATAAGTTCAAAGCGACCATTAACCCAAACATACTCATCACAATAGTCGTTTAACCCATTACCGCTCGACGCATTAGAGACGAAGTAAATCACCCCGATCTCGCCAGAGTCAGGGAGCTTATCAACGACGACAGGCTTCAAAGCCGAGTCCAGAGTCGCCAGAGCGTCCCGAACTTCCTGCTTAGTAGCGAAGTCGCTCACGAAAGGAATCAACCCCTTAGAGGGTGAATGACATAGTAAGTTGTATTGTTAGTTTCCATACCCACAAAATTTATGTACGAATGTGAAAGAATTTACACTCTTTGTTTTTACCTAGAATTCCCAGAATTGTGTAATCATTAGCGTATGCAAAAGTGGGCACTCGATAAAAAGCTTGCCGAAATCCTCGCCATTTTTGAATTCGAATTCGGTGTGGAAGGGCAGAGCTACAAAGAACTGAAAGCACTCGCCGATAAGTTAAAGACCGACGAAGTAGTAGACAAGAAAGCCACTACCGTTGCCAGCCCAACGGTAGAAGAAACTACCCCTGCGACGCAAGAAGAGACCGTTGTAGAAGTAGCCACAGAAGAAGCACAAGAAGAGACAACCGTGCGTCGCCGACGCAAGTAAGAGACAACACTTTCTCCACCGCAATTCGCCCTCTCCTGGATTTTTTCTGGGGGAGGGAATTTTTTTCTTGACGCCTCGGAATCTTCACGTAAAATAATAACCGACATGAAGAAAAAGAAACAAAAGACGGCGCAACTGCCGCAAGTGTTCGATACAGAAGACGGCAAGAGATTATTACAAGCCTTCAGAGCAGGTAAAAACATCTTCTTGACAGGGTGTGGCGGTACAGGCAAGTCCTACCTCACCCGAAAACTCATCACCCATTGTGAGCCAGATACGTACGCAATCTCTGCCTCAACAGGGATTGCCGCAGTAAACATTGATGGGAAGACCTTGCACAAAACGCTAGGCATAGGCATTGGTCCGAAGAAAGACGAGACCTTCGAGAAATTTGAAGAATGGCTAGAAACTGGACCGATGAAGCGACGTCACTTGGCAGTCGTCAAGAGATTCAAGCACAGGCACATATTGTTTATCGACGAAATTTCCATGGTAGACGAACGACTGTTCGACTTTGTGGAATTCCGCTTGCGAAAGATAAAAGGCAACGACCTACCCTTTGGAGGGATTCAGCTAGTAGTCATTGGCGACTTCCTACAACTTGAGCCAGTAGAAAAGAATCTCCTAGAGCCAAGATTTGCTTTTGAATCTCAGGCGTGGAAGAAGGCAAACTTCGAGACCATTTACCTGAAGAAAGTTTTCCGCCAAGAAGACAAAGCTTTTGTCGAACTCCTCGCACGAGTACGCACAGGCGAACAGACGCCACAAGACATCGAGAAACTCTCCTCACGGATAAAAGACGCCAAAGACGCCTCAGTAACACGAGTATTGACTCACAACGAAATGGTCAACCGTTACAACAAGGCACAGCTAGAGAAAATCGACAAGCCCATTAAAACCTTCACAGCGGACATCGTAGGAGGTACAGAAGACCAACGCAACGAACTCATCCGCAACGTCCTTTCTCCCGACGTTCTGACACTCAAAGAAGGTGCAAAGGTAATGTTCACAGCCAACTCCCCGAAAGACAAATTCTTCAACGGAGAAATTGGCTACATCGAGTCAATGAAAGACTCAGAAACGACAGGTCTACTAGAAGAAACAGCTGTATTGGTGAGACGAGAAGGAGATAAAAATCCAGTACGAGTTGAGCCTTACACATGGTACGCCGACAGAGAAGATCCACGAGCCGCCAGAATGACTCAAATTCCGCTTCGTTTAGCCTATGCGGTAACAGTCCACAAGAGCCAAGGAGTCACCCTCAAAGAAGCCCACGTAGACATTTCCCGATGCTTTGCCAGAGGACAAGCTTACGTAGCCTTATCACGAGTCACAGGACTTGACGGATTGACGCTAGAAGAGTTCAGTCCGAACGTCATCCGCACCCACAGAAAGTGCGTAGAATTCTACAAAACATTGGACGCTCAGTACTCCAGACCACAAGATGTGGTAGCATGAAAATTTTTTTAGAAAAAAGTTGACGTTTCAAGGCGGATGTCATATAATACGCAACGTTGACAGGGAAAGCATCCCTTGAAACAAATCGTCCAAATCAAACCAAGTCCTACCATGATGACTGCCTCCGAAAGAGAAAAGTACCTCGCCGATAAGCTCGCAACCGCTATCTCCCTCGACCCAAGCGTTAAAGAAGCTTACGACTACATTGAATCCCGAAAGGAACTTCGCCGCGAAAACCCAGAAGACTCCTACCTTGCACGAGAAGAGCAAGAATTCCAGAACATCACCGACAAGGTGCTCAGTGGCTTCTCCCTCTACGACGAACCTGCAAAATTCGGAGAATACTACAAGTTGGCCGCCTACATCCGAGAACGCATCGCCGCTTGCATCTGGCGTCACGGAATCACCAGTGGATATACCATGGTTGTCCGTGGCGAAATCGCCAAACACCTCATCGAGCTTGGCTACGACACAGCCGAGAACGACTTCTACGACATGGGGCTAGTTGGAATCCCAACCGACGCCGAAGAATTCTCTCTCTGCAACGTATGCCGAGGAGTGGAACTCCACGAAGACCACACCCGAGCAGCAAGACACGCTGTTGAAGTCATGAAGCCATGGAACAGGAACGTTCCAGACTTTACCGATAAGCTCTACACGCTCGCCAAGCTTGAAATGATGAACGGCATCCGCAATCATAAGAACCGTGCGCTCGCCGAACTCGAAGTCCAGGGCAAGATTGTCGAAATCGCCCAGGAGTTAGCACCTGCGGACGCCTTCGACGGAGACCTTGTTTTCAAGAAAGCCTAACCAACCTAACGAGAGGGGAGCAATCCCCTCTCGCAACCAAACTCAACTATGGAACTCCCACAAGTCACAAAAGAAGAAGTCCTCGCCCTATTAGCCACCAAGTCACGAGATGAAATGTTTCAAGAAACAACATTGATTCTCCAGGAGGCATTCCAGAATCTGTACGTATCCTACAAGTACGCCTACGAACGCATCCGAGCAATGAACTCACTAGGCACGGAAAAGGCATTTGTAGTCGATTCTGCAACCGTCCTCATGAGCTTAGAGAAGCCGATGAACGACTTGTACGACTTCCTCACCAAGTACAAAGAAGAAATCAACACAGTCAACAACTCATTCTACGGAAACCGCATCAAAGAAAAGAAGGCTAAGACGCCACGAAAACGAAAGAATTAAACTATGGACATCCAACGATACATCAGCATCCTAGAATCGACGGCAGACGCCTTAAATCTCGCCTACAGGACTCTCAGCGCAAACAAGTTCATCAAGCATGGGAACTACGTCTTAACTGCCGATACAGAAAGCTCCAGGTGGCAACTATTGCGCTCATTGATAGAGACAATGCGCCTGTGCGAAAATCAACGCCTTTGCGTCATCCAAGAATGGTTTGAAGAAGAGTTTGAAGCCGAACGCCAAAAGCGCAAAGAAATCTACGCCAAAGAAGCCAAGCAAGGCACAGAGCACGTAAGAATTACCGAAGACGTCATTCCACGCTCAGAAGTCAAGGAGATGAGAGCAATCACCATTGAATTGCAGAATCTCCGAAATCGAATCTCCGACATGCGCAAAAACGACACCAAGAAGATTCAGCTCCTTAGTGAGCAAGAACACGAACTCTCCGTCAAGGAATGGGAAGCGCAGAAAGCACTAGTCATCAAGGCATTGGACAAAGTAGGCAAGACACGCTTTTATGCCGAAGAATCCACCGACGAAGTAGTGGAAATGAAAACGCTCATCAAGAGTGACTTCAGTTCGCTACTAGGGTTTGACGACTACCGAGACGAAAACGGACGCAACCTAGCAACCTGCGCAGTTTGCGTATTATCAGCAGGTTGGGGGCTATTGCTGAATGGTGAACTCAAGCACTACCGAGACGAAACTCTCTTTGAAACCAAAGATGGTGCAAGAGAATGGCTCATCCACTACAACTACCTGAAGAAAAAACAGCAGGAAGTCGAGGAAGCCAAGTCCAACATTTGCGAAGAACTCCACCGACGACTCTTTGAAGAGCCAGGCGAATCATATCCCTACCGCCAAGAAGCAGATCGAGTCCAAAATTCAGACAAGGAAGGAGATTAGATATGAACTCAGACAAGTACCTACATACAATTAGCAGCACGATCGACGCACTCAACCTAGCGTACGCCGAGATAAACAAGTTCGAGACGCTAAAGCACGAATTTTTCGATTTAACGAGGGATACGAGTGAATCCAGACAATTAGCCCTGAAAAAGCTAAAACGAGCTTCTGGGGCATGCGAGAGGCTTAGAATCGCATTTATGAAGGACATGCTCCAAGAAGCCGAGGCTGAAGACAGAAAATCACGAGCCGAGCAATACATCGCCAACCAGGCACGTATTATCAAAAACGTCTCAGACATTACAGACGCCGAGAAAGTCTCCGAGCTAAAGCAAATTTCCGAAGAGCTGAACAATCTCTCGCAAAAGATAGGAGACATGCGCAAGAATTTCTCCAAGAAAATCGACCCACTGGAACAAGAAATTAGAGACCTACAAGCCAAAGCAGGAATTCTCAAAGACGAAATCCTCCGAGAAGTTCTTGAGCAACATGGTCAAGAAGTCTACTGTGTAGATGCTGACACAAGAAACGTCATCCCACTGAAGATTTTGCCAAAGACGATGTTCCATGGGCCGAGACCCTTGCCCGATCCGCTAGTAGACTTCCTGTACATAGCAGTTAGCCACGTAGGATTGACAAGAGACGGTCAAATTAAAAACTACCACGAAGACTTGACGTACGACTCCGAGGAGAAAGCCAAGGAATACGCCAAGCGACAAGAATACCTCAAAGAAAAACAACAAGAGATCGACAACGGACTAACAACCATCGACGAAGAATTCGCACGCAGGTTGCACCATCCCGAAGAGATTTACCGTAAATCACAAACAACCGACGATATATATGATTAAGCTTATTCCTCAATCCGTGCAAATCCTCACTTCTAAAGAAGAATTAGAAAATGGGGTAAAAAGAATAGAGACAATGGGTAGAATTTGTTGGCAATCCGAGCCGAAGTACGAAGATTCCACGATTCCGTTCGTCAAGATGCTGATTGGACGACACCACGAAAGCGTCTTGGAACACGCCACGTTGTCCGTAATACTGGAAACAGATCGAGCAACCGCCAACCAGTTGGTACGCCACAGACTCTGCTCATTCTCACAAGAGAGCCAGAGATATTGTTGCTATACGAACGCCAAGTTTGCAAGTTGCCTGACTGTTATTAAGCCTCAAAATTGGGATACCGTGAGCAACGAGTACCACGAAAAATTCGAGAGCGTATGTGACAACGCCTTCCTAGCCTACCAAGAAGCATTGATGCAGAAGGTAAAGCCAGAGGAAGCTCGACGATTGTTGCCTAATGCCACCAAGACACAAATTGGCGTAACGGCAAATATCCGAGAATGGCGTCACGTATTCAAGGAACGACTTTGTTCCGCAGCCGAGCCACAGACGAGGGCATTGATTTTTGGTGTGTACAATTGGCTTAAGGGCAACGGTTTTGAGTACCTCATCGAGGACATTGAAACCTCCGACAAGGGTATTAACGAATACCCAGTCATCAAGTAACCACCATAAATGAAGATAGCACTAGTTCAACTAGCTTTAGGAGAATTCTACTACCAGAGTTGGGACAGCTTCCACTCACTCACAAAGCAGAATTTCTTGCCAAACCACGATGTAACCATTCATCTGTTCACAGATGCCGAAAAAGTAGCGGTGAGGAAAGGGGTTGAGCTACACAAAATATCTTCCAGAAAATGGCCAGAGCCAACGTTTCTGAAGTACAGCTGTGTTTTACAGGCAATCAAGGATAATGAATACGATTACGTCTACTACCTAGATTCCGACAACGTTTGTGAAGCACCTGTACCAGAAGCGTTGGCGAAGGACGACTTCTCAATCATCTCACCAACCTCCTGGGGAGCTAAGTATGCAGGAGCATTTTTTGGAGGCAAAACCAAGTTTGTGACAAAGTTTTGCAAGTTAGTCCAAAAAGAAGTAGATAAAATTTTCCGAGGTGAGAAGTTCCCCGACCGAGAAAATGACGAGGAACTTATGTGTAAATGTGAAGTGTTGGGGTGTAACGTTACCACGTACCCACTCAACGACGTCTTCTGTTGGTACATCCATGGGAACGACCATAGTAATTTTTGGATATCACAAGCCGAAAAAGACTTCGTAAAGTCCCACGGATACGACATGTATGTAGACTTTGGATTCCTTAAGGGTGAAGCTCTTATTAACGAGAATCTGAAGCTTATTTGCGTGCTGGACTACAAGTCCTATTCAACGTACGGACGACTTGAGCAGATTGCGCCGAAAAGATATCGGATTACGTGGCAGGACACAGATCTTGGAATTAGCTACTTGGATGTATGAAAATAGCCGTCGTGCAACTAGGCGTCAATAGGATGTACTATGATTTGTGCGACTCCTATTATTCCACGAATAAAGAGAATTTCTTCCCTGACGAAGAGGTCGATTTTTACATTTTCACCAACGTAAAGCCGACAGTTGCCAGAAGAGGGCAATATGTTTTTGTCAAAGATTACGAAGGTGTATGGCCAGAGCCGACCTTTAGGAAGTTTGAGTGTATCCTAGAGGCCATAGAGCGTAAGGAATACGACCGAGTTTTCTACTTAGATGCTGACAATTGTTTTTTGAGAAGAGCTTTGCTCCGAAAGGAATTCCTAGAGAACGATTTTTCTATTATCTCTCCTACTAGGTGGGGAGTAAAATACGGAGGGATGTTCTGGGGAGGCAAAACCAAGTACGTAAAACAGTTTTGTGAGTATGTAAAAAGACGATGCGACAGAATCTTAGAAGCCAAAGAACTCCCTCTTAGAAATAACGACGAAGAATATTTCTATTGGCTAGACAGCGCAGGATTCAAAGTGACGAAATATTCTTACGACGAAGTTTTTGACGAAGGAGGCAAGAAATGGCTCTACCAGATTCCGAAGGATTTTCAGCAAGCCCACAGTCATAGAATATACATCGACTATGGCTTTGTGAGAGGATACGCAGCAATCAACTATTCAATGAAGCTGATATCAGTCCACGAGACGCATTCTCTTTCTATTTACGGCCGTCTTGAAAATTTAGCAGAAGGGGTATATTCAA